ATAACAGCAGGCAAAGCCAATAAAGCCATATCTGTAATGACTGGCTCAAGACCTAATAAAGCCATATCTGCTACAGCATCAACAGTACCAAGACGACCTATCTCAGTTGCCTTACCTGCAACAGTATTAACATTAGCTATATCAGTACCAACAATATTGACATTGGCTATATTAACAGCAACAGTATCTATCTCTGAAGTAGCTTCCTGAAGGTCTAAAGCCGCAGTTTCAATCTCAGAGATAGCCTCATTGAGATCGTTTGCGACTGTGACAACATCTGCAACATTAGTTGCAACTGTATTTACACTTGCAATATTATCTGCAACAACATCAACCTGAACAATGTTAAGGTTAGTACCGGGGGTTGTAGAGGTTGTACCATCATAACCTTGTGTTAATGTGTTTATCTGTGTCTGGCTTGCGGCAGTAGGGAGGGTCTGATCCCATGTGGTTGTACCTAAATTCCATACCTTCATTACATTTAATGTTGTATCATAATATAATGCTCCATCAACCAAGGCACTACCATCATGATCCTTGCCTATATTCCCTGCTCCAACCTCCCTTTCTGCGGTTGTATGTGCTCCAAGATACCTATCATCAAAGTTATCATATGTAGTGGCTGCCTTAGCTGCCCAATGGAGTGATGAGTATCCTGTCCCTCCATCTACTACAGAATCTTCCACCTGTACCGCCCAGTCCTTTGCCGATCCTACGGCTACAGTTGTTCCAACAGCATATTCTTTTGCTGAATAGTCTGCCGTGTCAACATATGCACCTGTTGTGGTTGCCCATTGCTTTGCTGCCCCCTTACCTAAAGTTGTGGTCACACCTGTACCACCTACTGACCATGCTTTTGCGGAATGATCTGAGGTTGCTCCACTAACACCACCATCAACCTTCTGTGCATAATCTTTAGCTGAACCGCCAGTAGAAGCTGTAGTACCTACAGCATATTCCTTTGACGAATAATCTTGATCTGTAACTCCGGTATCATCCTTTACCTGTCCATCAGTCTTTGATGCCCAATCCTGTGACTGTGCAGAATAGTGCTTAGAACTATATCCCGATGAACCTTCTACTGAATCATACTGGGCAGAAGTAGCATATTCTTTAGCCGAAGCATCAAGTTTATGTGTAGATGTACCAGTAGCCCACTCCTTTGCAGAAGCATCTTCAGCCGTAGTGGTAGGGGTTGTAGCTAATTGTGCCCAATTCTTAGATGATCCACCTGCTGCAAGTGTACTACCCTGTGCATATTCCTTTGCAGAATACTTAAGAGAATTTACTCCAGTGGTCCGATCAATAACAGTAGTGCCATCTGTTAAGTGAACCCAATCTGCTATTGTTAAAAGATGAGATGCACTATCTATCCCATCTTGAACCATATTTAATGCAGCCTGTACAGCTAATTCATTACTGCCTGCACCTATATATACTGGACTCTTTGACATTAGACTCTCTCTATTACCGAAACAGTTACATCACAACTTTGTGTTGATGTCACACTTATTCTATCTCCTGTAAGTACTGGAGTACCTTCATTATTACCTGCATGTTGCAACACCAATTTACCAGGGATAAGATCTACTGATGTGTCTGCTGGAAGTGGTATCGTATGTGCAAGTCTATATGTTTTTTGGGTTAACCCAGTCCCTCTTGTAGCATAGTCTATAATCTCAACTGTTAATTCTCCGGAAGTTACTGATGTGCTTGCTACAAGCAATCCTATTATGACAGAATCTGCAGCACCACTAGCTCCATCATTTGGAGCTTCGTAAACCTGTACTGTTGCACCAGCAGTAACTTCTGACACATAACGCATATACCTTTCAGCCATATTAATCTCCCAATATCATTTGATTTTTTCTTGCTACACGAGCAATCATTGTTTCCAAAGCTTTTGTAGTGCCCTGATCTATTATAGAAGGTGCATCTAACGTAAGAGCACCTGTTGCTGATACAATCTTACCATTTGATATAGTCCCAAGAAGATTGCCTGAAGTATCTTTAACTGTTCCTTCAAGAACTACATTTTTTAATGTTTTATTTTCAAGAGTAGCTATATCTGTTGTTGCAGGAATCCAATAACCCTCATCACCAGAGCCATCATGTACACGAAGACTCCAAGGATTCGTTGACGTATTTGTTTGGACAGTAACTTCTGCTTCTGCTCCATTAAAACTAACATGTTCATCGGCAGTACCTTTCCTAAATTTAATAGCTACACCCATTATCTCCTCACAACCAATCTGTTAAAATTAACCCCGCCTGTTATACTTGCTGGATTTAAAGGTTCGACTCTATCAGCATCTGCGATCATTCCCATCTTCTTATTCCTAAAGTACTCACTTTTTTCTACATTCCTTAAATCATGCTCTTTAAGATATGCTCTTTCCAATGTACCAAATGTTAAAGCATCAACCCATACTGCATCAATAGCACAGGTAGTTTTATAATTAGCACTATCTAAAGAGTAAAGATTAGCTTCATCTAAAAATAATGTCTGATCTATTTCATCATATATTAAAGATTGACCAGAATCATCCGTAAGAGCAGTTCCTGCAACCCAGCCATTAAGTGGAGTTACTATGTTCCTGGACACCACATTATCTGGATCACTAACATCATTATAAACATAAGGTACTTCATCACTCATCCTTGTTGGCCTCAATGTTCCAGAAAGCAACAAGGTTAAATCCTCTGATGGAATAGGCCATACTCTTATTGTCTCTGATGACCTCTGATCTAAGACTAAAGCTTGTGTCTTACCAGAAGTGGCCTTCCAATCTTCAACAGATGACCATAAAGAATTACCGAATATCTGAGTAATAGAATACTCTCCATCTTTAATTATAAGGGGCAAACCACCTTCAGAGTGTAATCTTTTCATCTCTGATGTAGTAACTACAGGTAACTCCCGACCTGTTATAGACCCACCACTTATATCCATTAATCCAGTTGGAAGAGGAATTAGATATGTAGCAGGGCCAATAGTAACACTTGCTTCTGCTACAGGTAATCTTATTGCCCTAACAAGATCAAGCAAGGAGTCATGAATATAATTATTTAACTCAGTCTTCGTCCATCTTATAAAGCCAGCATCCTGCAGAATAGTTACTACTCGTGATCTAATATCGAGTAACTCAATCATGCAACTTCTACCTCATGCATATCAGACTGTATCTGCTCCTGATTAAGAGTAGATGCTTCTGGAAATTTAAGAACCTGAACACTATATCTGTTTGCATCATATCCTGTAAGAGGTGCACCCTCACTCGGTTGGATATAACGTCTTTCTACACAATTCATTAGTATATCAAAATGCCCAGGAGGAATTGCACGCCTAGAATTTCTTGGGAACCTTAGCACCCAATCATTATGTGTTACTGTTACTGGCCCCATCTGTGATGGATCGTCACCAAATCCAATAACTACACAACCCCACCCTTCAGGAACTTGCATATCTTTCCCAACTTCTTGAGAAATATCCTGCCCAAATTGATGATGCACTGATACTGTCTTCCTACGACCTGAGTCATACATTGGATTATTAAGTGTATCACCATACTCACCTGCTGGGATCATTCCGCCTGCTATTGCCATATTAACCTGTGTTTTATAAAGAAAAGAATTCGTCCAGACTTAGGAGGATCTCCCCCACGCAGCCTGAAACTTAGACGAATTACATGATTTGATTCGTCCGGTGGAATAAAAATAGACTCTGGCTTTTGCTGAAAGGAATAAGGGACATCCGGCAGCTTAGTCCAGTTTAAATATAACTCATCTTCTTTAGCCTGATTAACCCTGCCAACACATATCTTTGCATCTATGCCCAGGAATGGTTCTGTCATAACAACAGAGATCCTCTCCGGCAGTGCCTTTGGATAAAGACGATGATCAAAACGAGCATTCGTTATAACAAGTTCTTCATTAGTGAGACTACTAGGTGTAATCTCCATAATAGAACTTTCAAATAACTGCTCAGAAACAGGGGCAGGTGGTTCCCACCCCTGAAACCCTTTAGACATTCATACTCTTAAGCTAAAGTAGAACATGCACACTCAACCCTATAGATCCAGTCTTCATTCAGGATTTGGCAAGCATACCAGCTTTTCCAACCCACTGAACCAGACTGACCCAGAGGATCAGTTACTGCAGGCTGTGGCATCACAACCTTAGGTATAACTGCATC